CGAGCGGTGCCGGTTTTGGACTTGACAGCCATTATGCGTTCACCGACGTGATGATGGCAAACCGAAGCACCAGTGCCTGAGCCAGAGCGCCAGTGGTGTTGTTGCGGATTGAAATGGTGGCCGAGCCGGCGGCTGGTGCTGCGTTAACGGTGTATGCACCGAGGGTGCCACCAGAAGCGTGGTTAATGACGATGGCGTCTTCTGCGGTAATGGCGCTGTTGTTTAGGGTGAAACTGACGATTGTTGCCGCTGCCAGCGAAGCGGCGGTGGTCGTGATCTGACCCGTAACGGTATTGAGCGTGACGGCCGTTGCCTTGCTAGTCGCCTGTGTCACGGTCCCACCAGCGCCAGTGCTGTAGCCGATACCGGCCGAGGCTGAACTGCTGGCAATAAAGCTGCTGCTGGTAAAGCTACCGCTAGTGCTGATGTCGCCGGACGTGATTGCAGTGCCGCTAACTTTTCCGGCAGTACTGATTGTGGCAAGTTTAGTATCAGCAATCGCCGCTGATGCGTTGATGTCAGCATTAACAATGCTGTCGCTGAGGCTAAGTTTGCTGTAAGCAATCGCAGCACTGCTGTTAATGTCAGCATTAACAATGCTGTTGCTTAGGCTGAGTTTGCTGTAGGCAATCGCTGCGGTATTGCTTACGTCGGCATTAACAATCGCACCAGGGATTGCAGCCGCGTAGCCTAAAGATGTCCAGGTTGTAGAGCCGGTGCCTAGCTTAAATTTGCCAGTGTCTGTTTCAAACCCAAGTTCACCCGCCGACAAGGTGGGGTTGGCAGAAGTCCAGTTGGCCGCCGTATCGCGACGAAGCTGGATCTTTTCAACTGTGGTGACTGCCATGATTAACTCTCCTGCGCTGGGGTAAAGATACCGTCAACATAAAGCCAGCCAATGTCAACAGTTGCATCTTCGGCAAGCTGGATGGCTTGCACCCCAGGCTCCGGTTGCCAAGGTGGGTTGCCGTCCCAGTTGATGATGTTGATTACAGCGCCAGCGGAATCAATGAGCGCGTAGATCATGATTAGGCTCCCCAGTATTGCAGAAGAATAACTCCGCCGATGCCGCCGGTTGCATTGGAGTTAGCGTTCGATTCTCCCGATCCACGCGAGCCAGGGGAGAATCCGCTTGTTACTGACCATGCTTGCGCGGCTGTACTGCTTGTGGCTCTTGCTCTTTCAATGATTGAACCTGTGACATAAGGTGCAGCAGCAACGGAAATGTTTGTGCGACGCACATTGGCATCAGTTGTACTGCAAGTGCCGTTGGCTCCGTTGGTTCCATTGGCGCTGTCGGAGGCGCTACCTCCCCCGCTACCTCCTGTTGCTGTAATCAATGCAGATCCCCCCTGCGGAAGGAAACTACTGGATCCACCGGCCGCACCACCGGCGCCATTGCTACCATTACCTCCTGCTCCAACTGTGACTGTATAAACCGTTGATGGAGTGACCGTTAATACGCCAATACCAATACCCGCATAACCACCGGAACCACCAGTAAAAAGTGGTCCCGATCCATCATCGAATCCTTGTCCACCTCCACCGCCGCCGCCGATAACAGTGGCAACGATTTTTGTCACGCCAGCGGGGCAGGTCCACGTTGTGCTAGACGTAAAAATTTGTACCGTCGGACTTGCGCCAGTCGTTGCCCAAGAGACATCAGTCCCATTGGTGGTTAGAAATTCACCGCTATTGCCAGTTTGAGATGGTAGTAGTGCGTTGATGGCTGCGGTTGCAGTTGTTTGGCCGGTTCCACCGTTTGCAATAGGGGTCACGCCGCCAACTGCAAAAGTAGCGTCAAGCGTGCCGATGACGATCCAGCCGTTGTTGGCGCTGTTGCGGACGCGCCAGGTGGCGGGACTGGTGCTGGTGTCAACCCACGGCTGGAAGGCATAGGTTGGAGACGGCGCTGCATTGCCGCTGTGCTGCGTCCACAAGGCTGCCAGCTGGTTGTTCAGGTCTGTCCTGAATACCGCGCCTGTGGCGTTTGCTACGTTGCCGTCTGCTTGGCTCATTAAGTGATTTGCCTGCCGAAGCCGGTAGCAGTGTAGGTGAAATTACGGCTGACGGCCGCATTGGCGCTATTGAAGAACGTCACGGTAAAGCCCGTGCGCGTCGGCGTGCCAAGCGTGAAGTAGTCGCCGGTGGCCATGTTGGAGGCCGTAATGGACACCGTGGGGGCTTGGTAGAAGTTGCTGGTGAACGTTGCGTTGTATGCCCCAGCGCCACTGGTAATACTGGAAGATTGTTCAACTCGTTGCTGCAGCTCGGCTATCGCACCCAGTTCAGACACGGATACCAAGACGAAGGGGCTTTCGCTTTCTGCATCCAACTTGAGTTGAAATCCTCGCCCGCGCACCGTGCCGTTGATGATTTCGTTCCAAGGTCCCCATGTCGGGGTGGCTGCCGGATCGTCGTTCGTGGCGCGAACGTACATGTTGCAGAAAGTCACGTCCAAGGCACCACCATCAATATCGGGCAGATCGTCAATCAGTGTTGTGATGTCGTCCCACAGCGTGCCAAATCCATAGGGAGTGCTAACAATCCTGCGGCGTAAATTCAGGTCGTATACAGCGCCAAGATTAAGCGTGTCCTTGAACTGGTAGCTGCCTGTTTGCGTTACATCGGCTGTGTAGTTGCTGGCTTCTGCATTGGCGCCATCCAGTGTGTCAAGCAGTGTGTAATTGGTTGTTGAGTTACCGCCGTCAATCGTGTCGAGTGTTGTGTAGTTTGTTGCCGCTTCTCCGCCATCAGTCACATTGAAATACGCAAGCGTTAGGCCGCTATAGAAATTGGAATACACCATGTTGGTGCTGGTTCCGCTAAAGACTGGCGTGAGATTTTCCTCTTCCCAGGTTTTTACATTTAAACGAGACTGCGGTTCAGGTAGCGACGCAGCAATGCTTGTGGCGTTAGCAGATTTGCTGCCATTTTGATCCTTGAATTTAAGGAAGTACGTTCCACTCAAAAGCGGAATTTGTTTTTGAGTCTGGTTACCGGCCGCAGACTGAACAATCGGGTTGCTGTTTGTCCAACTGGCTCCAACTCCCTCTGTCGGATCATGATGAATAAGTACCTGACCACCAACCAGAACATCAAGTTCTTCGGCCAAATTCCAGCTGATGATTGCTGTTGTGTCGTTGATTGCAACCAAATTCACGCCTGTTACATCGGCTGGAGCAGCACTGGTGCCGGTCACCTCAACAGTTAGCGTGCTGGCAACACTACTCAAAAGCCCGGTAGAGCTGATTGCATAGACCTCAACATCGTATTCACCCGCCGTAACATCAAGAATGTCAAAGCTGGGACCTGTCGCCTCAGCGGCAACCCAGTTACTGTTTTGCTCTCTATAGCGAACTCGATACAGCGAAACGCCTTTAATTGGCAGCCAAGACAATGCCAGCTTGGTCAGCACCCTGCTACCAATTACGTAGAAGACTTCTTGGGCGAGTAGGTCGGAAGGAGCGTTTGGAATCGTATTTAAATTCGTGATTGTTCTGGTTTGTAGTGGTGTGTCTTGCTCGATAAAGTCAAACTTGCCTGGGTCGTAGGTAATTGCGTTGATCGTATAAAGAAACCCGTCTTGCTCTTCGACGCCAAGGATGCGCCAAGTTGTCGTTGCAAGCGTGTCGTCGGAAAGCATCCAAATGCTGTTTGCAAGTGGTGCCGATGTAAATGCGGACGAAACCGTGATGACTCCGCCAGAGATTGTTGATACATCTCTTGTTTCAACAATACCGTCAGACAAAATTACAGAGACCGTGCAGCCACCACCAACTGACAAATCCGTGTTGGCAGTGTTATCAACGGTGATGGTAGTTGTGGTTGCTGCTGAAATGCGTCCAGCACGGCGGGCGCCAGCACGCATTGGATCTTGAACAGAAATAACTTGGCCTGGTCGGCAAATTACGCCAGCCTCGATAGACGCCGTAAATGTGATGATCTCAGAGTTCTGTTCTGAATACAGCAGCCACTCGCCTAGACGTTTTGCCTGCCCCCTTGACGTACAAGCAAAGCCTTCAATATCAGCACGCAGCACTCCATACTTGGCGATTGTGTCGGCTGCTGCTTCAACAACCTCGAAGTTGACATCACGAGTTTCAAGGTCGAAGTATTTAACGCTGACAATGGTATGGCGCTGCTTCAGGCTGCTACCGCTATAGCTAAATCCACTTGCAGTAACGTTGGCAAGAGTAAAAAGATATGTGGGATCCTGCGGTCGATCCTGCGAGATGGTCAGCGCACCAACGCTCCAGTAGGGCATAGCCCGCATGGTGCTGCAGAGGTCGTTGATGAGCTTGTAGGCGTCTTCGCTGGTTTGGATGTTGACGTTGCAGCTGAAGCGGGGTTCAGTGCCGCCAAATCCATCGGGAACCAGTGCGGAGGCATACTGGCTAGCGGCATAGAACGCCCACTTATCAAGCTGGCTACTGTCAATATGATCGCCAAAGCCCCATCGGGTGTTTGTCAAAAGTGCGTATAGACACCAGGCAGGATCTGATGTCCATTGAGCAGCTCCAAATGTGCCGTTCCAAACGCCGGCATATGTCAGCCGTCCAGTTGCCAATTCAACAGTGGCATTTGACGGGATGGGAATTTTAAGGCCGCGAACTTGATAGGCGCGTCGTGGAATATTGTTAAATTGTTCAGCGTCAAGGCGTATGCCAACAAGGGCGCTGTTGGGATACTTCAGTTTGCCGTAGACAATTTGCGTAAAACTTGTCCAGGTAAACGAGTTACTCAGTTTGGCGCTGGTGCTGTCTGCCGTTACACGAGTAACACGTATATCTACCGGGAAGGAATCATTCAGTTGAATGTTCCCGCTCGTGGTTAGCGATGTGGGCGCCGTATATGTAAATGTAGTGTTATTTGTTACGGCCAGCACAGTGCGTGTGCCGCTGGTCGCCGTTCCGGAAAGAATGTCTGAGTAAAAAGCAGCGCCGACTGTAAGGTTGTGCGGGGTTGCAGTCGTGACAGTTACGGTTGTTGCTGCTTGGCTGTATGTGCCTGTTATTGTGCCATTTATAGTATCTAATTTGATGATGTAATCACGCTGGTATTGGTCATTTGTGCGGCCACTGATAGTGTCATCTTTGACAATGCTGAAGCCGCCACCGTTGTATTGAACTGAAATTTGCAGCCTGATTTTGGCGCCAACAATATCGCCGTTGTCTTTAATCTGCTGCAGCGCAGGAATACTGATTGTTACTCGAACGGCATCAGTGTCTGTTGCGGTAATTGTGCGAGTGACGGGTGTTGCTTGTAAAACAACCGTTCCAACGGCGGTCTCATCATCGGCGCTATCAAATCCTGGAATATAATCTTGCGCCTGTGTCCCGTACCGCGTTTGAATTGATGCAACTTTAAAGTTGTAATCAGCAGGTTGCGGTGATGTTTCGTCTGCCCCAGTCCGAAGAACCGGTGTGTTATCAAAATAAATGTCCTTCAGAAGAGTGGTGTTATAAAGCTCCGTGCCGCGTGTGTAGCCGAGGCGTGATGGAGTCGCAAAGCCTTCAATTTCGCCCTCACCCAGCAGGTCAATGACATTGGCGAATGCGGTGCTGTTGAGGTTGTCGCGTGCCTCCGTGGGCGTATACGATCCGCCGGCACCACCACCACCGCCGCCGCCCTTTCCACTGCCAAAGCCGCCACCGCCGCCACCGGCACCTTGCAGTAAACGTGGATCAGTTTTTTTCATATCTGGTCGATGTCGATTGCGGCTGAAATAACCGTCGAGCCAACCACAACCTCGCCGAAAATAATCGGAACCGGAACCCCTGCACGAGATACGTTCTGGACCCCGCTGAACGAGTAAGACTTCCTGGGATCGTCTTGTTGATTGACGCCTTGAGGGGTGTTGGTGGTAGGCGTCATGAGTTGCGAAATACCACCCAAAACCAATACAACACCAATGCTGCCAATAATGGATGATGCGCCAGCGCTAATAAAACCAGTCGCTAATCCTGATGCAACGGATGCCTTTAGTCCTGCGCCCAATCCCAAAAAGCCAGCACCGGCTGGCGCAAGAATAATTGATGCCGCAATCAAACCGATACCGGCCAAGATTTGCCCTGTGCCGCCGCCCGCACCACCAATAACAGGAACAATTTTGATTGTTTGGCTGCCGGCAGGATCGCAAACCTCCTCCAATGCCAGATCACGCTCCCCGAGTGCCACGCGATAATGCTGGCTGGCCATATGCTGCTCAAGGGCAGGCCAGTTTGCCAGCAAGAAGCGGACAGCCTCGGCTGCGCTACTTACATCAGCGTGCAGGACGCGATGGCCGATGAATTTGGCGAGTTGGCCATACAACCTAATCTCGCGAAGCATGGCGCAGCCTCCTTCCAGTCACATCGTAGAACCAACCGCCGTACAAGTCACGGCTACTTAGGCGTCCCTGCAGGTGATGCAGGATTTGTTGGTCCTCACCAAGATAGACGGCAACATGGTTAAGGCCACGGCAGTTGATGGCCATCAATAGGGCATCACCACGTTGCAGCGGTTCGCTCTCGTGCAGTTCGCGGAAGCCAGCCTCGCTCCAGTAGCGGTCAAACAACGGGTCGGCCAGAAATAGATCGGGTGTGGCTGGGCGCTCCCAGTCCGGCAACTCCAAACCCCACTCACGCTGCCACCAATCCCGCGCCAGTGTCCAACAATCGGCAACGCCCCATGTCCAGGTGCGGCCAAGCAGCGGCGCCTCATACCCGGAAGGCTCGAACGGTCCACCCCAGGCTTCTGTTTTGGGGTTGACGATCCACCAGGGGAGGCCGCTCTTCTCGATGGATACAAGGTCTGCCTGGCTTGGCTGCGGCGGTGTTAACGGGTGGGAATGGATAACTGCCAGCACTTCACCTTTGTCTTCGGCAGCCGCAAAGTCGTTGGGATCCAGGATGAATTGCTGGTGGTTTTCCGCCAAATTGCGGCACGCCACATAACGCCGCCGGCCTTTAACCACCACGAGTAGCCCGCAGGCTTCGCGTGGGTCTTCAGCTTTCGCGTGAGCGAGTGCAGCGTCTTTCCAGGTCATGCGTAGAAGGTTCCGATTCCGGGGAATGACCCAAAGGGTAAAACCTCGTTTTCGCCAAAGCGCAGCTTGCAACTATTTAGGCGTTTGCCACACACATCCTCTTCTGGATCCGGCACGGATTCATCATTGGCATCGAAGTAGGTGGTGCCTGTGTAGCTGCACTCCGGGCTTCGGTATACCCATTGGCAAATGTTGATGCACTGCCTTTTGGGCGCTCGAACGCCGGCTAAATCAAAACTGGAGGCAAGCTCAAACTCCACCACATCCCTGTTTTCGGTTGAGCGGCGATCAATAAAGTAGACCTCGCGTGGCCATTCGGCGAGGGGATCGGGTGTATAAGGACTCACGCCACCAGGAAAGTTGACCGCATCTAAATACCTTGCCTGTGTGCGTCTCCGAGTAACTTTTGCGCCTTCAAGACCATTGGGCAGACTGAGTAGCAGCGCCGTGATTGTTCCCATCAAATTACTGACGCTTAGCTTGGGTCGCGGTAACTGGCCGGTGCCATTCCAGTTGAAGTCGGTGGCCTCAATAGGTAGACGCATATAGCTTTCGCCGTCGAACACAATTTCACCATTGGCGTTTGAGTTTGCACCAGCGTGGAATCGGTAAAGCGTATCTACTCCATGCTGCGTTGTATTCAACTGCAACTCAAACAGTTCAATGATTGCGGAAGGCGCAATAAGCTGAAATTCCGCCGATAAAGCGGAAATTGCCAACCATGTAATCGTGTTGTCGATGGTTGTGACATTGATTGTTGTGTTCCAGCTCGGTTCTGTAGCGGCGGAAGTGCCTGCAACAGTGCAGCGAAACGCCAAACCTGCTGCTGTGCCGGTGGTGGGGGCAACAATGTCACCAACCGAATAAGACGTGGCGGATGACCAAGCTGAGTACGGCATCAGGGTTCAAATACTTGACGGAAGGTGGCCGTGATGTTGTTGAAGTTGCAGCTCACCTGACTGGTCTGCCATTCGCTGCACACCCACTTGCCGGCATAGCCATTCGGATCAGTCCAATCAAATGACTCAGTAGCACCTCGAGCGCGCAGGAAGGTGAGGATGTT